TTAGACGGGACCGTAACAGGTTCCGTCTGACTGAAACAATCTACATGAAACTTAAACATTATTACATTCGTAATAATGCATTTATATCTTTATATTCATTTACTTCTATCAACAAACGAAGTGTTTAGTTTGAGTGTTAACGAAAACTTGTATTAACGAAGTTAATACATAAATACACATAACATACTATTAAGGATGAATCATGAAGGTCTATGAAATATTTGAAACTGTTGAGATAACGCCGTCTGCTACATTGGGTGCTGACGGTAAGCCTGCTGGGTTTAATGTAATTGACACTGACAACAACAGAACAATAAGAACTTTTCCAGACGAAGGTTCTGCAGAAGAATTTAGAGATCAAGAACGAGCAAGACGTACTCCTGCACAAAGTCCTGACGACAGTAATAACAGAAACAATAGTAATAACGGAAACAATGCCCGTAGGCGAGGAACTATGTCAAAGGATGATGTAATGAAACTACTCCGAAGATTTGGCGGTGGATCAAATTGGGTGTTTGCTTTTATAAATATCATCGGTCTCAGCCAAGCTACTCTTCAATCAATTAGTGACTATAAAACATTACTTACAGACAAAAACTGTAACAGGTCTGAATCATCCGTAGCGTTAGCAAGGAATACTGTAGGAATAAGAGTAACAGGAGCAATTGCAACTACTGTTGCTGGATTAGCAGGCGGAATAGCTGCACTTAAATTTTTAAAAACTATAGCAACTATTCTTGCTGCTGTACCAGGTGCAGGTTGGGTTGGAGCAGCTATTGCTATGGGATCCAGTTGGGTAATAAGCTATATAGTTGAAAGAGTAATAACAAAACCTGAAGTACAAAGTTTTATTGGACATTATACAGGTAATGTTCTAACAGCAGCTATTGACAGAAGTTGCGGCGTTGCAGAATCGATTGACGAAGATGCTAATACAGTATTTGAAAGTATGAAATCAGATGCTACTGCTGAGATAAAAAAATCGTTTGCTGATATTGTAAAAGATCCAAGAGGTAAGCAAGAAATAATAAAAGTTAGGAACGCAATTAAATCAAAGGCATCTTAGTTTTAGTTGTTAAATCTATGTTTTCTTTGATAATTCCGTTTATTATTTCTTTGTCTTCAGCACTTATCTTGTAGAATATATCGTCATAGGTTAAACTTCCACGCATATACCAAGCAATACGATACATATCATTTTTAATTTGTTTAGCTTCGCCTTCATACCGGTTTGCAAGCTCTAAGATCTCAGATTCCGGAAGTACTAAGATCTGTTTACGAAAAAATTTGAATAATCCATCGTTAGATTTGTGCTGTATGTCTTTTCGCACTCAGTGTTGTTACATTTAATTTCAACTTGAGGAAGACTCCACTCACCTTTGATACGCTCAATATTGCTTTGTAATTGTTTGTAAAACAATTGGTCTGTATTGGTAATAAAATCTAAAATTTCATTTGGAGATTTTTCTTTCTGACCGTCTGCACCCTGTATACTATCAATTTGTGCTACCGCAGTATTTAAACTTAGAGCTGACAAGTTGTCTAATAGCTCTCTAATGACTTTTTCTTTTTCGATATCATCAAGTTCTTGCTTTTGATAATTTAATATCTGTCTACGAATAGTATATTCGTCAATATTAAATTTTGACCATTGTCGATAAGCTAACGGTCTAATATTAATTGTTAGTCCCTTAATTGAAAATGACTGTATCGGATCTTTAGAAATAAAATCTTCCAATAACATATTTAAATTTATTGTTGATTGGGTAGATTGTTTACAATACGGGCACGTTGTTTCTATATCCATGCCTTCACCGTAAGTAGCAATTCTAATTGCAATTAATAAAAAGTCAAGATCATATGAAGGCATTGCCCAAGCGTCTTTGATTGAAGGAACGCAACTTTCTATAACTTTTGCAGTTGATTCTCCACTAAACAACGCATCAGGAGTTTTAATTAGTATTTCGTCCATAGCAGTCATGCCGTATATAGGAATATTAGAAAAAGATTCTAATGTCCCTTCTTGCCAGAAATTTCCCTGACATGGTAAGTCGAGAAATATTTTTGGCTGTCTTTTAAACTCATTAAGAAAACTACTCATATTTTTATCCTTGGTAAATACATATAACATATTTATGATAAGAAATATGAGTATATAAAAGGTCTGGCACGTGGAAGAAGAACAAGTAGAAAAAATTGTAAGAGCACTTGATAAAGTAGCAAGAGAAACAACTTTAGCTTCATTTGGCGATGCATTACCTGGCGCAGTCGGAAAAGCAGTTGCAGAAGGTAATCGTAATTCTGATCAAAGTGCTATAGACAACATTGGTTCAGGATTAACTTCTGTACTAAACAAAGCTGCTGGATTACTTGGCGGCGCTGCATCTTCAATTGGTTCGGCACTTATAGGTTCAGCCGGTATGCTCACCCAAGGCAATGCAAGAATGAGCGACGGCTTTGAGGTATTAGAAAAATCATTAGGCGGTAGCGGAAATATTCTATCAAGAACTTTTGGTATGGTAGGAATGGGCGGTAAAGCAGTTGCTGAATATATGGAATCAAGTGTAGATGCATTTAGAGATTTAAGTTCTGTAGGCGCAGGTGCAGCAGGCAATCTAAATGATTTAAGAGAGGAAGCTGCGGCTGCAAGAATAAGTTTTGATGACTTTAATAAAATTATAAGCGAAAATTCAGAAAATTTTGCAGGTTTTGCAGGCGGAGTTGTTCAAGGTAGAGCACAGTTTGCTAAATTATCAAGAACATTATTTGAACTTGATGAAGGCGCAAATGTACAATCATTATATAACTTAGGTTATTCCTTTGAAGCTATGAATGAATTACTTGCTGATAATATTGCACTAACACGTAGACGTGAACTTCTTACAGAACAACAGCGTGCCGATGCTGTCAAAAGTGCAACAGCGTTAGCAATGTCGCAAGATTTATTAGCAAAGCTCACAGGAAAAAATGTAGACACAATTAGAGACGAAGCAAGAGCAAGATTGCAAGAAGGTGCAACTCAAGCAAAAATACGTTTGCTTGAAAAAGATGGTATTGAAGGTGCAGGCGAAGCCTTTACAGCAGCTCAGACAGCGTTACAAGCATCACCACAAGTAGTTAGAGACTTGTTAAGTCAAGTTACACAACTTGGAGTACCATTAGATGCAACAACAGCAGCATATGCATCACTAAACAGTGAAACATTTGGCTTAGTACGCCAACTTGCAGGAATTATGGAAGACGACTCGTTAAATGCAGACCAAAGACGTGCAAGGGCGGAAACACTTGCACAAGAAATTAATGCTTCGGCTGCGGCAGAAGCAGACAGTCGTAAAAATCTACAAGTGGCAAATCTTGGTGCCGTTAGTGATATAGCAAGAGTTCAAGCAGACGCACTTGAAGAAGTTGGACCGCTGATAGATAACCTACGTCAAAGCATGACAGAGCTTGATGAAGTGACAGGCGAAACAGTTACAATTTTTACTACCTTTAATGAAAGCCTAAATGCAGTAATGGCAGACCTTAGAGAAAATCAAAGAAATCAACTTGAAGACGGCAACGCTATGCTAAATGTTAGCAGAGAAACAGAACTATTTTTAAGAAATGCAAGTAGTGCATTCCGCACAGAACTAACACAATTATTCCAAAGACCGGAAGTATTAACCGGGTTAAATGCGATATCTGATACAGTTGCAGGAATGAACGACCCTTCAGTAATGAATGACGTTCTTAATGCAGCAGCAGAAACACTGTTACGCAGTGACAATATTGAAGATAGAATTAACACCATATTAGCTGATCCAGATGCATTTGGTATGAATGAGGCAGATATAGCTACACTTGAGAGTGCATTAGCTCAAATCGTAGAAGCACAAAACACAATAGAAGATACTGGCAGTACTGGAGATGAAGTGTCTGCTGCGGAACGTTTGTTAGCAGAGGCAAGTCGAAATATAAACATATTAAGTGTATCACCCGCTGCTGCAGAAGCATTTGATGCACTGAAAGGCGATCGTATTAACACGTTAGCAGCAGCAGTTGCAGCTGGAGTTGTATCAGGACAAAACAATCCGGTAATTGAAAGATTACTTGATGAAGGTACACGAGATAATGTATCAGCGCTATCTCGAATAATGGATTATCTTAAAGACCAAATACCGTTTAGCGATGGTACACTCGGAGCAACAGGAAAATTATTTGGAAACTTTGGTGCAGGTACTCCGGCTATACTACATGGAGAAGAAGCAGTTGTTCCTAAAGATACTCCAGAAGGCGAATTACTTGCTGCATTCCATAATGGTACTCTTGACTCATTTATGAATGGCACACCGGGATTAGGCCTTGATACAATAGGAGTACCTTTAAGTAATATAGCACAGCAGGTACTTGCAGCCGCTGGAAATATGGAACAACTAATGTTAGGAACAATAGTAAGTGCCGAAGCTCAGATGTTGAAAGTAATTGAAGGTTTAAACAATGTGTCAATGCCTAATTCTGAAGACACAAACAATAACATAGAAGATAGGCGATATAACAGTCAAGAGCCCAATCAAGAGGTGGTAAGACGCTTAGAAGAGTTAAATACTACTATGAGTATGGCAGTGGCCCAACTGGCACAAAGTAATGTTTACAACAAACAAAGCGTAAGGGCAACGCAAGCAATAACAGGCAATTTGTTCCACGGAACAGGTACGTAGGAAAATAAATGAGTTGGAAAAAATATTTTACACCAGTAGCTACTGGATCTGAAAGCGGAATGAATAGTCCGTTTAGTGGTATAGCAAATAGTCCAGGCCCTGCTCGCACTAATTATAGTTCATATCTTCCTGATGTTTATGTAGGAGCGCCTAACAGAGTTGATCGTTATAGTCAATATGAAACAATGGATCAAGATTCAGAAGTTAATGCTGCACTGGACATTCTTGCTGAATTTTGTACACAAAAAGACGATGACACTGATTTACCTTTTAGATTGAAGTTTAGAAGACAAGGTACTAATTCAGAAGTAAGTTTAATACACCAATACTTGTTACAGTGGTGTAAACTTCAAAATTTTGATAGAAGAATATTTAGAATACTAAGAAATGTTTTCAAGTACGGCGATGCATTTTTTATAAAAGATCCAGAAACTAAAAAATGGTTTTATGTTGACCCTTCTAAAGTAACTAAGATAATTGTAAACGAAAGTGAAGGCAAAAATCCAGAACAATATTTTATTAAAGATATTAATTTAAACTTTGAAAGTCTTGTTGCTACTAAATTAAACATAACAAATACAACTGGCGCAGGAGCCGGATACACATCGGGCGGCATGGTAGGAAGTAACCCAGATCCGTCAGCTACTACATCGTCGAGATTTCAACAAGGTGACAGTGAGTATGCTATTGATGCTGAAAATATAATACATTTAAGTATGAGTGAAGGGTTAGACAACAACTATCCATTTGGTAACTCATTGCTTGAAACTATTTTTAAAGTATACAAACAAAAAGAATTACTCGAAGATGCTATTATTATCTATCGAGTACAACGTGCGCCAGAGCGCAGAGTATTCTACGTTGATGTGGGCAACATGCCTTCACACCTTGCTATGCAGTTTGTGGAGAGAGTCAAAACGGAAATACACCAAAGACGTATCCCATCGGCGACAGGAGGCGGCAAAAATGTCATAGACAGTTCATACAATCCTCTGTCAATTAACGAAGATTACTTTTTCCCACAAACTGCTGAAGGGCGTGGATCAAAAGTTGAAACACTTCCGGGTGGTACTAACTTAGGTGAAATTGATGATTTAAAATACTTTACTAACAAACTTGTTAGAGGCTTACGTATTCCAAGTAGTTACTTGCCAACAGCAGCAGATGATGGACAAAGTCAATTTAACGATGGTCGTGTAGGAACTGCTTATATACAAGAATTAAGATTTAATACTTATTGTGAAAGATTGCAAAGTTTAGTTGGACATGTTTTTGATAGTGAATTTAAACAATACTTAAATGAACAAGGAATTAATCTTGACTTAGCAATGTTTGAAGTTAAGTTTGAGCCACCGCAAAACTTTGCAGCATACAGACAATCTGAACTTGATAATGCTCGTGTACCAACATATTCACAAATGAGTGCTATACCATATATTTCAAATCGTTTTGCTATGAAACGCTTCTTAGGAATGACAGATCAAGAAATAGCTGAAAATGAACGCTTGTGGAGAGAAGAAAACGAAGAAGATCTTACAGTACAGCAAGATGATGCAGATGCATCAATGAGAGGTGTTGGTGTAACAGGTAGCGGATTAGATGCAGATATTGCAGCTGGCACAGAAGAAGTACCAACTGGAGATTCTGAAGAGGGCGGAGAACAAGCTCCACCTGACACTACTACAGGTGATTCATTAGGCGGTGGTGGTGGCGAAACCGCAGCAACGGATCAAACGATATAAATAATAATATGATACTAAGAGAACTATATTACTTTGATAAAGAGTCCGAAGAACCAACAATGGACAAATCGTTTGCTCCTAATGAAGAAAGCAAGCGTAAAAGATCTGATACAAGAAAAGTAAGACTAAGTCTTGAAGATATTAAGAAAGCAAGATTAGCTACAGAGTTTAGCGAAGAAGAAAAAGTTAAAGAATTAGAATTTGTTAGACAAATGTATGGCATAACTGCCAATGCTGCTGCCGAAATTTAACTTTTAAAATATATATTATATGTCCACTGCATTTATGATAGGTAACGGCAAAAGTCGATTATCGTATAATATTGAAATCTTAAAAAAATACGGCACAACTTACGGGTGTAATGCTCTTTATAGAGACATGATTCCTGATTATCTTGTTGCAGTTGACCCTCCAATGTTAAAGGAAATTGTAGATTCAAACATACAAGACAAAACAAATGTATGGACGAATCCGAGAAAACATAATGAAAAATATAATGTAAATTTTTTTCGACCAGGTAGAGGATGGAGTAGTGGCCCAACAGCGTTATGGATGGCAAGTGAACATAAACATACTAACATTTATATACTTGGATTTGATTACTCGAGCAAAGATAAAAAATTAAATAATGTTTACGGGTCAACGCTTAATTATAAGGATAAAGAAGCAGTCTATACATACTTCGGTAATTGGGAACGTCAGACAATGGAAACTATAACATCTCATAGTAACATTAATTATTACAGAATATTAACAAGAAGTTATGGGTTTATACCAGATAAACTACAACATATCAACAACTTACATCACATAAATATCTTTGAATTTAAAGAAATATTCCCAGATTTATAAACTTTTAAGAAAAATGGCCAGTTTTTCGCCTATTTAACGTACAAAATCCTTCTATTATGTAAATACATTATGACAGCTTAATACCTGCGAGTGTAGGTATTCATTTATAGGAGAAAAAAATGTCCGATCGCAATAAGTTCGAAGAAATGCTCGAGCTACTTGTCAATGAAGACCGTGAAGGTGCGCAAGCATTATTTCATGAATTAGTAGTAGAGAAATCACGTGATATATATGAAAATCTTTTAGCTGAAGAGTTAGAAGATGAAGACGCAGTAGAAGAAGCTACTGACGAAGAAGTTGAAGAGTCAGATGAAGACTTAGACGAAGCAACAGACGAAGAAGTTGAAGAAACAACTGACGAAGAAGTTGAAGAAGGTTTTGACTTAGATGAGTTTGAAGTAGAAGCAGACCCAATGGATATGGGCGGTGACCCAGCAGATGACATGATGGGTGATATGGAGCCAGAAATGGACGGCGACGAAGCACCAGATGCTGAAGACGACGAAGATATCGAAGATCGTGTTGTAGACCTTGAAGATGCTTTAGATGACTTAAAAGCAGAATTTGAAAAAATGATGGGCGACGACGAAGCAGAAGATGAGCCAGAAATGGACATGGATGCAGACGACGAAGCAGAAGAAGAAGCAATAGCTTTTGAATCAGATGAAGAAGTAGAAGAAGCATCAGATGAAGAAGTAGAAGAATCAGCAAAAAGCGTAGGGGAAACAATGCGTGAGTACGTTGAAAAAGTATCAGCTACAATGGGTGATACAGGAACCAATGGAACAAAATCAGCAGTAGCTGGTAAAAATGACATGGGCGGCACAGCAGGTAATCTTGCTCAAGGCGCTGATGAAACAGGCGGTTCAGCAGATTCAGCAAAAGATGAAACAGCTGGCAATGTAAATGTTCCAGGCGGTAAGGCATCGAAGTCAATGAAGGCACAACCTAAAGGACACGGCGCTGAAAAAAAGGGATCCGGTGAAAGCGGTGCAACAGCAAAGAGCACTATCGGTTCTTAATTAGGAAAGAAGTATGAGAAACTTACGAGAGCATCTGACATTCGATCAAGCTAAAATAGTTGTTGAGAATGCCAACGAAGGAAAAGACCTGTTTATGAAGGGAATTTGTATTCAGGGCGGAGTACGTAACGCTAATCAGCGAACGTATCCTATAAATGAAATTGGCAGGGCTGTCAAAACTCTCAATGATCAAATAACTGGAGGATATAGTGTTCTCGGAGAAGTTGATCATCCAGAAGGCCTAAATATTAACTTAGACCGTGTTTCGCACATGATTACAGAAATGTGGATGGACGATGCAAACGGTTATGGTAAACTAAAAATACTACCAACTCCGATGGGACAACTTGTAAAGACAATGCTTGAAAGCGGCGTTAAACTTGGTGTTTCATCGAGAGGTAGTGGAAATGTAGCAGAAGACGGCAGTAACACCGTCTCTGATTTCGAAATAATCACCGTGGACGTTGTGGCTCAGCCAAGCGCCCCTGGTGCATACCCAACACCAATCTACGAACATTTAATGAATAGTAGAGGAGGGTACCAGGCATACGAATTAGCACAGGCAACAAAACATGATGACAAGGCACAAAAGTATCTAAAGGAATCGTTGATCAATATGATCAACAAACTCCAATAACTTAGGAGAAAGTAATGATTGATGCACTAAAAACACTATTTGAAAATGATGTAGTTTCAGAAGATATTAGAGCTCAAATCGAAGAAGCATGGGATGCTAAGGTGAAAGAAAATCATCTTACTGCAACTGCTACGTTACGTGAAGAATTTGCTCAAAAATACGAGCATGATAAATCAACTATGGTTGAAGCAATTGACGCTATGATGACTGAAAAGTTATCTGAGGAAGTTGCTGAATTTGTTGAAGATCGTAAACAATTAGCAGAAGCAAAAGCAAAATATGCTGTTGCAATGCGTGAAAATGCAGATTTAATGAAACGTTTTGTAAGTGAACAACTTGCAGGAGAAATCAATGAATTGCATAACGACCAAAAGCACATTGCAGAAAACTTTGGTAAGCTACAAGAATTTGTAGTTGAAGCTTTAGCAAAAGAAATTGCAGAGTTCCACACTGACAAGCAAGATCTTGCAGAAACAAAAGTGCGTCTACTCCGTGAAGCAAAATCACACTTTGAAAAAGTCAAAACATCGTTCATTAAACAAAGTGCTAAACTTGTTGAATCAACAGTTAAAAAGTCACTTAATGCAGAAATTTCGCAACTTAAAGAAGACATCGATGAAGCTCGTAAAAACGACTTCGGACGTAAATTATTCGAAGCATTTGCTTCAGAATATTCTACAAGTCATCTAAACGAAAAATCGGAAACTGCTAAACTTATGAAAGTTGTCGAGATGAAGGATAAATTACTTGCAGAAGCATCAGCAAAAGCTGATACTGCAACTTCACTTATTCAACACAAAGATAAAGAGATTGCTCGTGTAGTAGAAAGCGCACAGCGTAAAAGCAAAATAAATGATCTTACTGGACCTTTAAGCAAGGACCAAAAAGAGATTATGTTAGACTTACTGGAATCAGTTAAAACTTCTAAATTAGAAGAATCGTTTAACAAGTACTTATCGGCAGTAATTAATGGTAAGAACGCTCCAGCAAAGAAAAAGGCATTAGTAGAAGGCAAAGAAATAACAGGCAACAAAGTAAACAAAACAATTAGTAGTGAAGCAAGCGATCAAGGTCAAGTTATTGACATCCGTCGTCTTGCTGGAATATAAGGAGAAACTAATGTCAGAACTACTCGAAAGTCGCTGGCAAGAGACAAAAACTGCACTTCTTGAAGGCCTAAATGGCAACAAGAAATCTGTAATGGCTTCAACTCTTGAAAATACTCGCAAGTATCTTTCAGAAGCTGCAACAGCAGGTGCAACCTCTGCCGGTAATGTCGCAACATTAAATCGTGTGATCCTTCCAGTGATCAGACGTGTGATGCCAACAGTCATCGCAAACGAATTAGTTGGCGTACAGCCAATGACTGGACCTGTGGGTCAAATCCACACCTTGCGTGTACGTTACGCTGATGCATTTAACAGCACCAACGGAACAGACACAACAGCAGGCGATGAAGCGTTAAGCCCATTCAAAATTGCTGAAGGTTATTCCGGTGCTGTAGACGATAAAGCAGCATCAACAGCAGCACAGGAAGCACTTCCTGGCAACCGTTTGTCAATCCAAATCTTGAAACAGACTGTGGAAGCAAAGTCACGCAAGCTATCAGCTCGCTGGACATTTGAAGCAGCTCAAGATGCTCAATCGCAGCATGGTATTGATGTGGAAGCAGAAATCATGGCAGCTCTTGCACAAGAGATTACTGCTGAGATTGACCAAGAAGTATTATCTTCTTTAGGTGCATTAGCAGGATCAGCAGCTGAAACATACGACCAAACGGCCGTAAGTGGTACAGCTACTTTTGTTGGTGACGAACATGCAGCACTTGCAGTTCAAATCAACAGAGTGTCAAACTTGATTGCACAGCGTACACGTAGAGGCGCAGGTAACTGGGCAGTGGTATCACCATTTGCTTTAACTATCCTACAGTCTGCTACAACTTCAGCGTTCGCAAGAACAACAGAAGGTACATTCGAAGCACCAACTAACACTAAAATGGTTGGTACATTGAACAATGCAATGAAAGTATAT